GAAATAGCATCTTCCATTTCCTTAAGAGTATCTTGGAATGCTTTCATAGCTTCAGTTCCAGCTCTATTAGCATCAGACTTTTGTTTATAAACACCTAAAATGTTTTTAACATCTAATCCACCTTTGATTTGAAGTGCAAATTCAGGAAGAGTTAATTCGTAAACTACATCTTCCATTTCTGAATCTTTGGTTGGTTTTTCAACTATAAAGAATTTACCAATCTCGTCTACAGGAATGCCTTCTGCTTCAACAACAGGAGTCATTTCTTTAACGGGTTTTTCTTTTTTTTCTACTTCGTTTAATAAGTCGGTTAATTTCATGATTGTATAAAGTTAGTGATTTTTGTTTGTGATTGTTCTATTGTATTAAATTCTGGTTGGTTAGCTATTGATTTTTTAATGTCTGAGTATAGTTGTTTTGCTTCTGCTTCAGACTTTGCTAATTCTTCAGGTGTTTTTTCTTTACCTACTTGTCCTAAAGGTTCAATGTAGGTTTTGTAAATATATTCTTCATCAAAACCTTTTTGAGCATCTTCAGGATCTAGATTCAATAGAACAAAATTATCTCCAAATGCTTGTTTATATACGTCTATATTTTTATTAACGTCGCGCCATGAGCGAAGCACAATACTCGGCAACAATGACCTGTCTCGCTGTTTATTACGATCTAGTGAGGTAATAGGCGATACATAAGTCATTATCATGAATGTATCGTAACCTAAAGCTTCTAATTCTTGTTTTTTCTTTAACAATGTTTTAGAAGAACCACCTACACTATCAATTAAAATATTTTTTAAACCAGATGTAGTTTCTTTATATTTTGCATCTGTAGCTTTTCTAGCTTGTCCCATCAACTCACCTGCTTTTTTTAATTCATCAGGTGACATTTTAGCTAACTTCATTCCAATACCAGAGGCCTTTAGTAAGGCCTCATAAGTATCATCTACATTAATAGTGTTAAAGTTTGATGGAACTAATTTTTTAGATATAAATGACTTACCAGATCCAGCAGGACCAGCCATAAAGATTGCTTTTGGCTTTTGTTCTATTTCTTTCAAGAGAGATATCAGTCCAATCATGGAGTAAGTTTGTCATAAATATAATAAAAATAAGTTAGGATTCCAAATCTCGCTTTACAGACGTTTTGAATTCTGTAAATACAGGTGCTTCGTTTGGGTTTTCTAAATCAAATAAACGTTTTACTGTTTTAAAAATTTCGATGTTTTCCTCTTGTGTACGAGATGGTAAAATCATTTCCCATCCTTTACCTTGCATTTTATCTTTAGCGCCTTTACGTTTAGAAGATTTCAACCATAAAATACCAGTCTTATCAGGTTTAACACCAAAACATTCTTCATAACAATGAGCATAAACAGCAGCTTGTAATTCGTATGTTGTCTGGATATGGTTTGATGTTTTATGATCAATAATCCATAAATCATTATCAATTTTACAAACTAAATCTGTTGTACCTGCTACTTTAAGTTCATCAGAATAAAGATGAATTTCTTGATCAATTAATTCAGGTTTATATGTTTCCCAAAAATCAACAAAACGTAAAAACATTTGCCAAATAGTTGGGTCATACTGTGGGTTACCATACTGATTTAGAAAGTTCATTTCTTTGCCTTCTAAATACTCTTCAATCATTTCATGTACCTTAGTTCCATCTTCAGCTGCTTTACGAACAATATAATCTGCTGAGCGACCCATGTTTTTAAGCCATTCTTCAAAATGTTTACCTTTAGGATAAGAACCTAAAACGTGGGTAATGGATGGATAATATTCTCCATTTCGTCTATAGTATCTTGAATCTGGAAGGGTGATTTGTTTAGCATCTTCTGAAATTTCTAGAATCCGATTGTTAACATGTTTAATGTTTCTTTTTTTCATAGGAAAAGTTTTTTCTCAAGTAAACCCGAGAAGGTTAAAGGGTAAGTTTCTTGTATAAGATTAGTGAAGCCAGCGAACCCCATTTCGCTTGGATCTTTATCTCTCATGTCTACTAAATATACTTCTTTACCTTCATTCATAAGTTTTTCACAAAAGTCCAACGCCTGTTTTTGGGCATCACGGTCAAGAGCAATGTATATTTTTTCGACAGAAGACATAACGATCTTCTTCATTAAGTTTGATTGTATATTTTTACCTAAAAGTGGTATAACGTTTCGTTTAATAGCAATAGCATCAAAGGGACCCTCACACAATATCAAAGGTAAATCCCAATTAATAAACAATTCAAATGGGATAATATCACGAGATACTGTTGGGTTTCTATATTTTACAGATGGTTCTTTTTCAAACGATCTTCCTGTAAAGTAGTTTATATTTCCTTTAGCATCAAAAGAAGGAATAATAACCATATTAGCATAACGACCTGTTTCACAATATCCAATACCATATTTAAGTATATCTTCTTCTGTAATGCCACGAGATTTTAAATATGCTAAAGCGTGTCTTCCAATAATATTTGATTTCTGGATGTTGGTTAAGGGTTGAAATTCTTTAGGTAATTTAAGTTTTTCTTCAACTTTAACATCTGTTTCAGGTCCAGTATATTTTACAATAGCTTTTAATTCAGCCATTATTTCAGGTGAAACTTCTACTGCTTTAAATAATTGATATAATTTTTTACCTTTTTTATCACAAACCCAACAATGCCAAGCGTTTTCGCCTTTAGTATTTTCGGTCATGTTGATCTCTAGTTTTGGCTTTGCATGGTGGCACAGCGGACAGTGGTAAGCATAGTTACCTCTTGCTGTTGCCTTACCTGTACCAAGTACAGAGTTAGCCAGTGATACTAGAGATTGATTTATCATAACGACAATATATTAATCCTCTTTTGGAGAACCAAAGTCACGTGAGAAAAATTTTCCCAAAATGTTGTCGTTGAAATAAAGTTCGGGATGTTCTAAAACACCCATCATAAAAAGATATTTACACTCGTAATAAGTTAACAATTTTTTATTGTCAACTACTTGTAGAATTTCTCGTTTTAATTCGTCTTGCTTACCAGATTTGATTAGCTCTTGAATTGGTTTAGCAGAACCGAAATATGTTTTCCAATCGCTTTCTTTTTGAACAACTTGAGTTGTTGGTTTGCGACCTCGGCCGGTTTGCTCTGCTAATTCTTTCTTCGTTAATTTGCGTTTAACGTTGTGATATAACGCCTTCTTTCCAAGATACGATACCCCACTCGGTATATGTGTAGTTACGTATATAAAACCAAAAGCGTTTTGAGGTAAATCCTCCATAGAGATAACCTCCTTATTTTTATATAACCAATTTTCCATAAATTATTTTTTTTTATTAAATGTATATACCTGTAAATATTACAGTTCCAGTTGGAGCACCAGGAGAATTATTATCAAATAAAATAGCTCCACTACTTGAAATTGAAGTTACAATAACAGCATCTGAAGGTCCTGATGTAAGTGCGTAATTTGCTGTAATCCAAGCATTTGTACCTAATGTTTTTCCGGCCAAAACAGGAAATACACTGCTTGTTGCTGAACCAGCAGTTATAGCTGTTTTACCAGCAATAAATTTAAAATCGCCTGAGACTACTCCTGATCCTCCATCATAAGATTGACCATTAATTTGGGTAGCATTAGAATTTAAAGAAAATGAAGATGTAATAGCTCGTGAAGCAGTAATATTATTTAATACACTACCTGAAAGTTCAAAAGTAGAAACTGTTTTAGGTGGTTTGGTTCCTGTTCCATCAACAACTATAGGATAGTAAACTCCTGAAGCAGTACTTGCTACTACAAGATTAGTAGCAGATGAAGCTGTTGCTGCTGTTGTAGCATTAGTTATACTACCTGTCATGCTTAACCCAGTAATATTAGAGGATCCAGTACCAAAAGCTGAATATAGTTGAGCTATATCGGATGCTTGGATTATATTACCTGTTGTTATATTTGATGGATCTAAAGTTGCCATAATTATCTATCTATGTTTATAAGTATTGTAGTGTCTGTTGTAGGTGATGTTGGAAGTGGTTGTGATAACTTTCCTATCGCTAATAATTGTTGGGCTTCATTATAAAGTCCTACTGTTGTAACATATGGACTAAAATAAGATGCTGTAACAAATCCGTAAGTTGTTCCATCAGTTGAACCTGAGATTATAGATGGGTTTAAACTAAAATTGTATTCGTTTTCTCTAATTGTACACTTGTATTGGGTTTCGTAAATTGTAAGAGAAGAAGAAAACGAACATGTTACATTAGATGATGTAACAAAGTTTTCAACAACAACTGCATCTCCAACCCCATACAAAGAAGAACCATAAGTTGCAGTTCCATAAGTATCTTGTCCTGGGGTACTATCACTTGTAATTACAGCAATACCATGAGTATATATTATTTGTCCGCAAATTTGTTGTGATGAAGAAAATATTAGGTTACCTTCTCCATCATCATAAATTGAACCACTTTCAGCAATCCACCTAAATGAACCTGGTTGGATATAATTACCGAATAAGCGAGAAGGGATAGATATTACTCCAATTTCAGAGTTTGATGCTGTTGGAAAATATCTTTCAAAAGTTAAAGTTGTTTGAAGATAATTAAAATATCTACCGTCTGAGGGTGTTGTACCTACTAAAACATTTCCTGCTGTATCACTACCAGGGAATATACTTCCTGTATTTACAGAATCACCATAGCTTGAGGTTAAATAATTTGAATAGTATAGTTCTTCAATTGAATCATATACTAAACGTTGATATTGAGTAGATACTTGACCGGTTGTAGGGTCTGTTAGGGGATCAAAAATAGATCCTGTAATGTTTTTTCCTAAAAATCTATCAATAGCAACATACGAACCTGTCAAAGCAGCTGCCCCTTGATAGTTAAACGACTTGTTAACTTCAAAGGGGACAATTGTAATGTCAGATGCTAAAAATTGTTTGTATGCGCTCATTCATTTTAGAAATCTAACTTAACACGAACTAAAGCTTCTTTGGTAAAGTCTTTTAATAAGGGTCTTGATAATTTTGCTACGGCTAACAACTGGTTAGCATCATTGTACAACCCTACAGTAGTAATATATGTTTGTGGATTATTAATAAAATCACTATATAATACTTCACCGGTTGAACCTGAAATGAATGATGGATTTTCTGAGTAGTTGTATTCTGAACTTCTAGGTCTTACAAAGATGTAGTCTGAAGTAATTGATTCTTGGGCATTAATATAAAAATCTCGTGTTGAACCTAAATTAGCTAAAGATGAACTTAAAGCTACATACAACGATGTATTAGGACTAACGTTAGGAGCAGCTGATGCTGTTGCTGAACCGCTGTATTGGAAGTTAATACCACCACTAATAGCAGGAGCAGCTAATGCTCTAGGATTTAAAATGATTGTTCCAATATCTGGTAGTAACCAACCATAAGATCCTGAATTTGCACTGTAACCATCAGTATTTAAAGCTCCAGCAGATATAACACCTGATGAACCTGTAATTAATTGAAATACTCTACCAGCTTCAGTGAATTGAACTGATGTTACATAATTGCTATTATCAGTTAATGTAATTGCACCACCAGTTCCAGAACCAGATAAGGTTAATGAAAGTGATCCTAAGAATAATGAATCTTTGTATCTTGCTCTTTCAAAAGTTATAGCAAAAAATTCTGAAGATGTAATTCCACCAAAAGTGAAATTTGTATTTTCATCACCGATCACTAAATCCTGCCACTGACCATAAATTGTAGAGGTAGGAGATAAACCGTTTACTGCAGTATTATATACTAAACTACCACTACCATTACTATTACCATAAGCAATAGCAAACTGTACTGAACTTGTAGCTGCAGTATCATATATGTTTAAATAATAGTTACCATTAGAACTAGCAACTTGTGTTGATGAGGTAAATACTGCGGCTAAGGCAGGGGCATTAGTTGACCACAATGTAGATGAAATAGCATCTGTGCTTACTACAAAATCGTCTGCTTCAAATCTTTTAAATGACATAGTCTATGTTTTAAGATACTTTAGTTACTGTTACTGGGATGGTTAGGCGAGCACCTGAATCTCTACCTTCTACGGTTAATGTAGCTTGTAATTGAGTATTTGAACCGAACAGTGTGTTAATGGTAGTTGCTCTTAAGTTAATTGTAGTACCTACTACTGTTCTTGATACTGAAGTGCCTAATGTTTGAGTTGCATTAGATAAATTAAGGGCTTGAACAGCGGGAGTATCTATACCTACACCTTCAAATTGACTAAACAATCTAACGTCTGAGATAGTTGCTGTGTATCCGGCTGTTTCATAAGTATTTCCACCTAAGTAGTTTAATGTTTGAGGAGTAATTGCTAATGAAGCACCTTGTTTAATAACGATAGCACTATAACCCAAGTCAAGAATAGGCATTTTAGCTGTACCTCGAGGTAAAGTAACTAATTTATACTTCATTACCTGTGTTGATTGAGGAAACGCCTCTAACAAAGGCATATTTTGAATTGCTTCACCGTAGTAAGCTGAACCTGAAGGGTGGTTTGGATTATAAAGAGTATAATCGATTTCGTCATCAGCTAAAGCAAACTGAGTGATTCTGAATTGTCCATCATTTTGAGCTAGCAGTTGGCGACCTGTGTCAGTTAAAATAGCATCTACTGTTACTACTGAATTGTTTAAATATCCCATTTTAAATTAAATGTTTTTGTTATAAATATATATGAGTTTGACTTTATATTAAATTTTGGTTTTTTAGGTTTTGGATTATTGTATCCAAGTTAGATTCTAGTGTGGAAGAAAGATATTGAGGTTTTAATACTCCACCACTACTTCCACCAGCGGGTTTATCAACCTCTAGAATAATACTGGAAGGGTCTCCAACATATCTTCTTACAAAAAAATAATTTAAATCAGTTCCAGTAGGAATATTTCCATCAAGATCTAAAGTTACAATACTAGCAGAGCTGTAAACCCGAGTAATTGCAAATGCTAAATTTTCTGTTCCTTGGAATCTAATTTCATCATATGGTTGCAATTCAAAATCATTTACGATAGGATTAAATCCACTTCTTTCAATACTTGTTTGACGTTGACCGTAAAATTGGTTTAATCCACCAGCTGAAGGACTAGCTTGTAATATATTAGATGCCGATCCTGTTCTCCAGAAAGCAGTACAAATACCAGTACCTGGAAGTGGTGTTTGGGTTACTTTAAAGTAAGTATTTTCGTTTAATTCTACAATATCGTAATCGTAAGGATTATCATTTTGATAAGTTGTACAAGCTACACGATATAATGAAGATGTTGTAGCATTGTTTTCAACATATGTTACAGTTCCTGTTCTACTATTTTGATAATTAATTTGTCTTGTAGCTATAGTTGTCCAAGAAGAACCACCATTTGTAGATTTTTGAATAGCATATGTTGCTCTTGCTAAATAATAATTTGTAGATTCTAAATATGCTTGTAAAGTTAACACAACACCTGAACCAGACAAACTACTAATCGAGCCGGTGGGTTTATAATATTCATCTGAAGATCCTGGGAAGAAACTTGCTGATGCTCCTAATATAAAAGGTGAATCAAAATCAATTCTAATTGGAAGACCAATATTGTCTATTTGTTGTCCACCAACCCCAAATGTTGTCATTTGATAATCGTTAACAGATGCTGTAGGACCTTGTTGACCTTGAGTAAAATTTATAGAACTTGTAAAACCAAAAGCAATAATGTTACCATTATTATCATAGCTAGCAGTTTGAGTATAAATAATAGGTTCAATTCTATATCCACTTTTAAAAATAGGCCATGAACCATTTAATGCATTTAAATTTACCCCAAATGTGTCGTTATCATCTAATACTAAAGTAGCATTTTTATCTTCTTCAAATGTTTGTTGGATTGTACCTAAATTAATACCTGATGAATCGTTAATTGGTTTAGTTACATTTCCGTTTTGATCAATGATATAACGAATATTTACAATTGTTCTATCTTGGTTTTGGTTACCCCATTCTGGTGAGCTACCTCCGACATAGTTAAAGTATACAAAATTAGTTTCAGGATTACTTACATTGGCTGTTTTACCATAAGAAGTATCACCTTCAGTCCATTCATTTAATCTTGCTGAGGTTAATTCTTTGCCAATATATCTTGGTACTGCAATCCTTGCAGTTGTGTAATTTGAAGCAGGGACTGTTGAAGGTGTTGCACTACCAGAACCTCTAGAGGCACTAATAATGTTTTGACCATTTACCGCTGTAATAGCGTTAGTTGAAAAATCAACGTCAAAAAACTCAGCATTCGGTCTACTTTCAACAGCATTATTGATTAAAGGATTGTATTCTGATACAGAATAATTTTCTACATCATTTAGAAATGGATTTAATACTACATTGCTGCTACCTGAATTATAGAGAACAGTAAATGTAAAGTTATCATTATTAATAGTAGTACTACTGTTAAAGGGAAGACCTATTCTCCAAACATCCGCTGTTATAGGAGTAATAGATTCAATAGGAGTAATAATATTTTTAGTGATAGGAGGTGATACTAATCCGTCAAAAAAATTATATTTTACATTAAAATTAATAACATCACCAACTTGGAAATTTTCTAAAGCATTTAATATATCAATACTATTATTACTTGTTTCATTAATCCAAATTTCATTAACATAATCTTTTGTTGTAAGTACTCCTCCAGATGTTCCTTCAGTAAATGCCCAATATATGTTTCCGATTGCTGGGTATCCTGTACCGTTTATAACATCATTAGAACCTGTAATATTATAAGTTAATAATTGGGTTGAAGCATGTTTTACTGGGTTGAGTGGATTTAATTCACCATCTTCAACTACTAAATTTGAACCACTTAATTCACCGTTAAAGAATTCTTGAGCATTGCTTTGAGTAAATGCTACAGAACCACTTAAAGATGGTGTACTACCTAACCAACTTTGGGTTAGGTTTAACATGGGGTTTAAAGGAGTACCATATTGAGCAATATATGTTTGACCTGTGCTTGATGTTACTGGTCTAAAGTTATTGGTTGGAACCAAAGATGGCATTGTAATACCAGTAGAACCTGTTATCTCGTACATGTTGATTGAACCAGTATATTCAATGTTTTGATATACACCTGGTGTGTTCCATGTACTTCCGCTATAGAAAGAAGTTGTAGTTTCTGTATCGAGTTGTGGAACAGGATATTTGTTTCTTTCTAAGGTGGTTTGTTTAATTACAATCCCTGAAGCTAAATCTGTTCTTGCTGGTGTCCAGTCAGCGATCATTTTAAATAAAGAGTTATCAAAGTATTTGATAAGTCTTATATAATCCCAAATATTATAATTTGAAGTGTATTTGTCAAAATAATAATCGCGTAAAGCATCTAATTCAGGGTATGTTTCTGCTGAAGAAGATACTAATCTTGGATCACCAATATAGTCACCTAAGTTAAAGTACCCTAATTGACCAGCAATATCATTGTTAATTTCGTTTTGAGGTGAAAATGCTACCTCAACATAATCAATGTTTGGAGTATAAGATCCACTTGCTGGTACATTTTGTTGTACTGAAATAAATGGGGATAAAGCTCAT